GTCAATAGCTAACCATTTTAGAATCCAAGGTCGTAGCCAAGTATCATGTTCGGGGCTGTCCTGATCTGGGCTTTGTCCTCCCCATGGATCCTCGTCCATCAATACGATATTACAGAATGGATTTTTCAAGTCGGCAAGTCGTTCAGCATTCTCTGTCCCAAATACATACACAGTTTGCGGCATGGACCATGCCTGTGACATTGCCGGCAAGACATTGGACCGCCAAACCTTCTTCCATCTGGAACCCGGAAAATTATCACCCCATAAAGTCCGAATGACTTTCATTATCCTTCTCCATTACACTGCTGGTGCTCTTGTTCAACAATCTCTTTTTCGATTACTCGAATCCATTTATTGTTGACGGTCGTGTGCCAATCTTGTATGCCTCCAACATTGTTTTCGATGCATTCTTGATACATCGGCCACCAGATCGACAGCCCCCGAACGCATTTCTTGGGCCTCACATTACAGTCTCCGTGATAATGATAAATAGCCACGTCTTCGTCTGCCAAGTCGGCCGGCTGATACTTTGGTGAACAATTCCAGCGGCCGCGATCTGTCATAACTGTCATTTTTCCAGATGGAGCATAGACACCTAACATAAGATGTAAGACTTTCTCATCGGCGATGAATGTTCTTTTGGCGGCTTCCGTGTATGCGAGCCAGTGAGGGAGAATCGGAGAGTCCGGCAATGCACCCCAAACACCTCCATTCACACTCGGCCAAGACCGCAACAAGAAGTCTTCAACCAATTGGGATGGAATTCCCTCAAATTCCGCCAGTCCTTGAATCCGATTAGCAATCATGGGAGAAGAGGTTTCCCAATCACAGAATTGTGTGGAAACAAAATCGAACTTCTCCAACCTATCAAAGATGGGTTGGATCGGAGCGTGAATGGAGGTGTCCGCGTCCAAATAAATCATCGGACCATCTTGGTCCATTGCCATGGCAATCTTGTCCATGAACTGGTCATTTTTCCCACGTATCGCCGGCCGGCGAACTTGAACGGCGATGTCCAATCTTTTGTCCTGGGCGATTTGTCGAAGAAGATCAATTGACTCCGGCCAAGCAGCCACAGTCACAGGACCGTTATAATGTTGTCGCAGTGTCCATAAAGAGACAGTCAAATAGGGGAGGTGCGGTTGCCCGGACATCAAATAACACACGCGTGCGGATCTCATCTTGTTTCCTTCTTCCTTAAATACCAGATAATGCCGATACGTTCGCCCGTGTCGGCGTCAAATTACAAATAGGACACAGAACACCTTGAAACATATTAACGCACTACACGCCATCCACAGGCGATTCCATGGCTTCTTCAACAGCTTTGAGGATGTTGTCTGTTGTGGACCAGTGCTGCCAACCGCGGGATTTCATATTTGTTCGTATAATTTTGTATCCAATCCTTTTCGCGGCATACCAGTGAAACCCGTCTTGGCTCGGCACTGGCAATTGCCCAATACCACAGACCCGCTCGGCAATGGTGGAGCAATGTTGGCTGAATTTGGTTTGGAAAAATCCACAGAAACTGATGATGCGTGCATGGGAGACGCGTGTTGCGTTTGGTTCCGGGTATAGGTGGAGGGGTTCCTTCAAGGAAAGCCAAGGCATTTGATCTTGGTTTTCCCGAACCCAATTGTCCAGAAGCTCCATTTGATTTGGCGGCTTTGTATAGCCCCACCGATGAGCAATGATTGCCGGATCATCCCGGAACCAGTCTTCATCTATCCAATCAGGAGTGTGATTGGCAACGACGTCCGTATCGAGTTTAAGCCAATAAGGTGTCTCCACGTATAAAGCCGGCACGTGAACGAATCCGGAAAGCATTTTGTATCTTTGTGGATGATACCACTTGCTATCTGTGTCGCCGGAATATGTTGCACTCTCAGGAGGCCATTCCACGACCATGAGTTCGGGATGATCAATGTTGGCACGGATTTGGGACTCGGGCACCGAGCTTTCCCGGAAGATCAACATTGGCATTTAAGATGTTCGGCTTCCACTTTTTCCAAGTCGGCCATGTCCAACACAGTTGTTGGAAGTGCTTACTATCAACACCACAGACCGTTGTAAAATCAACCATGATTTCGACCTCCGTGAGTTCCGTGTCGGTCAATATCATCTGGATCCAATGGGGACCAGTAGTATTCAACCGCGATTGTGTCTTCCAGTGCTTCAAATGTATGGCGGACGCCAGGGGGAACGTCTGTGACTTCCCACGGCCCGACAATGGTTTCATCTGTTATGCTCTCACCATCGTCCGTGTATTGGCAGATCTTCAATTTGCCTACTAACACAAAGAAACGATTCCATTTCGTGCGATGGTCATGATTCGAGCAATACGTGCCGGCGTCGACCTGGATGCCATGAGACTCAATATTATTGAATGCAAACGGCATCATCGTGTAGCCCCAGATTTTTCCTTGCTTGGGGCGGATTGCGGGGATATCATCCGTCATTTTGTTCTTCTCCTTTTTTGATTATGTCTTGAACCCATTCCTCAGTCTGGGTTTCGACCCATTTCCATCTCTTATTTCCCCTCTCCCGATATGCCAAGCGTGGTTCATGGCGACCGTATCGCACAGACGCCAATTCCCGATCATTGTGCCATTCATACCTGCGGACAAACAGGTAGAATTTCCCATCCATGTCGATTCCTTTTTCATACCACTCCGACAAGTCTGGAGTCTGGTCGATCCCTTTGCATGCCACTTGAAGAGCTTGATCAAACGGCACGTATGGGAATGCCCGCAGACCGGAATGTTGAAAGCAATTGAACATACGCAAACCAAAGCGATCAAGAGTTCCTGAAGCCGTCAATCGATCCATCCAATCATTCACAATGTCGTATTGGACATTATTAGATTCCATAGCGCCGGCATCTCGGGCTTGCCCAAAGCTGTAACCCAGCCCGGCCGCCATGCGGAAATCCACACCCAGCATGAAAATGGTGCGGAATCCAAGGTAATACATCAACCGGATGGCAATCAACATGGTGCAAGCCGTCTTCCGTTCCCCGTATAACTTTACACCCTCGTCCATGTTTCCCCAAGCAGCGGCGTCTTCCATAAAAAACGTGTCATCAGGGACCATCCAATTCCGCCGGCGGAAGCCCCAAACATTCGGTGCCTTATCAGCACGAACTTCTAGCGGTTCAAATGTCCCATCTTCACACTTGCGTCGAAGATAATTGCGACTGCGGAGGAGTTTGGCATCGGGAACGAACTTCATAATGCCAGGATCCAACCAGATGCTATGGTGAAATTTGGCGGGCGGGTCGGAGCAAACAAAAGCATTCGGCCGGCACTGTGGATGTCCTGCGGCGTTGTTGACTGCCATGGTCCATGCTCCTCGCTGCTGGAGCAATTGCAGGTCCAAATCATTAGCCGAGGGACCGCCACACAACAAAAAGCCGGCACGGCCGCCCATGCTGTCCCGCAGTGCGTCCGTTGACTCCCTCCTGCTGTTTACTATGATGAGGGGATCTTGCCAGTCAGAGGCGAACGTCGGGCTTGATTTCAAGAGTGTGTGGCGACAATCATCACACGAGGGGAATTTCGGACCGCCACCACTGGCGACGCATTCCCGTAGAAGACGACATTCATAGACAGGACATCCATTTTCAGTCTGGTGTCCTGTTTCGTTGCCACGATAAACACAAATTTCCATTGTTCTTCTCTATTTGTAACGCTCAATTAGAGCGAAGACATACCATGGAGGACGATTCTCTTCAAAATTTCCTTGAGGCACTGCCAATTCTTCAAGCCCGCTAGTATATGGAACATCATCATTTGTAATGACTGTTTCATCCGTTCCTGCTGCCACGCCAGCGGTGACGTATGTAGTCGAATCCAATTCATGGCGATGATTCTGCGTTTCTTCCCCACCTGTACCACCGATAGCATTTTCAGAGGCTTCGGCACTTCCTGCATCGATTCCCATTATGAAGCGCTTCTTCATGTCTGGGGAAGCCCCTGTCCCAATCTTACTTCCGGCCGGATAGTTTGTGCCATCCAGTAGTTTGAAACCCGTTGGGATATTCGTAGCAGAGCCACGATACGTGATGACTTGTTTAAGATAATGAAAAGCTACGGCACTGGCAACAGTAACATTTCCACCGAGGTCTACATCAACCCAGACGAAATCATCTTGCCAAACGGCCGGAGCCGGAGCCGTCAAATAAGTAGCATCCCAATTGCGATGGATGATAGCTTTGTTTGCTGTGCTGCTTATGACTGCCTTAGAGTCCGGATCACAAATCTGGACTTGGACGACAGCATCAGTCCCATCCACAGACCAGTCCGAAGAACACTTGGCGAGTCTTCTATTATTTTGATTCGAATAACTAACCTGCCACCGCTGGGATATGGTGTCGAAATAACCTAATACGAAATCGAAGATTGTGCGAGGGGTTGAAGAGGGTGTTCCATTATAGATGGGATCCCATTGTTCCACGATAGGGGACCACACACGAAAGGTTCGGCTAGTGTCAACTTTATAAGAATTAGACACAGCGTCCCATAGCATCATATAACAGTCCGCGTATTGCCCAGAACCAACCGGCCATTGCCACGTCGAGACAGTCTGGAAGTAGGCTTGGGAACCGCCACCGGCACCGGGGCCACCGATAGGCACGTAAGCCCGCCGCTGAGAATCAAAATAGCAGACAACACGATCCCCAACATTCAATATGACGCCAATAGAATTGGCATCTATGATTTGTTCGGAGTCATCCCCACCAACACTCTGTTCGGCTCGGACATCCCATTCTTCATCATCGGCATCGTAGAAGAGCATCCGACCTAAATACAGACCACTCGTTTCCGTATCATCCTCAAATGCTTTGAGATTGGTGATTTGAAAAGTATGCTGATGATGTTCCGGATTAGCTAAGAAATGTTTGGCGTCGGCTAGTTGGGTAGAATACAAATTCAGCCCAGCAGATAAACCAGCACCGGCACGGGCACCTCTGGCCATCTCATTGACCTCAGCGGCTCTGAGGGGATCGCCTTTTCTTTTTTGCGGAACTTTCATTAATTTTGGTCCTGATCTGGAACCCAGAATAATCCAGATAAATTTCCGAGCTTGTAAAGGAGCCCACCATCCGGTCTCTGGAGCTTTTCCCACCGCCCCGTGCTTGGCCTGTAGATATGATTGTGGGTTATTGTTTGAGCCACTCCGGCCTCGATTGGTATTTGAACATTCTTTTCTACAAACGACAATTCCAAAGACAATGTTGTCTTCTGTTTCTCACCCCAAACGAATTGATAATTCTCCTGGATGTTGAATCCTAGAAACAGGATGGTTTCTGCCGGGGCATTGTAAATTTGAGACAATACGACATTGTTTACTTGTCCCAGCACTTGCCGTGATTGTGCTAGAATGAATGAAGCCGTGTCTCGACTAATACTGGACCAGCGGGCTGTCCATGAGATTGTTGGAATGGCTTGTGGTATTTTGAATTCAACTTCTTTGGGCTTGTCTTCTTCATTATCTTCAGCCAACCATTCTGTCGCTGGAATCATAATGAAGTCCCCAGAGCCTTCTGAAGATAATTCGTACTCCGGAAATTCTCGTTCGTCCCCGCTGTTATCTCCTTCTTGCGGTGCTCCTTTACGTGGCTTGTAAATAATGTCGAGTGTTAGAAAATCACCATAGGTTCTTCCCGGAGCACTCTCATCAACAGACCAAGGATCCACAGGACGAGAAGTATCGTGTGCTGAGAACTTGATCGAGTCCGTGTAGAAGTATTGTCGATGGGGACAAGCCCGAGGTGTATTAATTGTGTATGAAGTTCCCGGAGGTCCAGGAATTTCAGATGGGAAACTCTCTTCGAAGAAGGCTTCCAAATCAGTTGCTTGGATGATGATCTGTTCGGATATTTCAGCATCACCTTGCGTGCCACCGCCTTGCGGATAACCGGCAACCAATTTATAAGGAATGCCCCCATCTGTTTGAAGCCTCCACTGGTTTACACTTTCATTAAGACTCATCTGTATTGCTTTCTATACTAAGAATGGAGGATCGTCAATTTCTTGGTTCTCCATTGCGTCTGCTATTCTCTCTTGTGCTCGTAACTGATTTGCCAACAAACGAACGATCTCGGCTTGTCGTTTATCTTGTTCCGCATCGAGCATTGCCTCTTGCATTTTTCTTCCCAAGTCAGCGAATCCTAATCGCTTATCATCGATAATCGCCTTCACGACTACGGCTTGGACTGCCGGCGGTTCTGGTGCTTCTGGTGGCTTGTCTTCTGGTCCTTTGTCTTTGTCCTTTTCATCCTGTTCACGCTGCCTACGGCGTTCTTCTACGGCCGCCTTCAATTGTCGAAGAATGGCTTCTGCTTCAGCCTTTGCCTTTCGAGCTTCCGCATCATGATCCGCTCGGATGTCTTCCGTTTCATAACCAGCTACGTAAGCGAAGAATTCTGCCAATCGAATTTGGGCTTCATCTATCCAGTCTAAATAACCATTGGACATTTCATCAAGGGCGAGTTGCATGATTTTCCCCATGTTACCCCAGACCAGATCCCAATTCTCAGCAATGACCACCATATAATCTGTAAGTTCTAAGACAAAATCGGCGAACCTGTCAACCATCCCTGTGACAATTTCAGCAAAACTGTCGCCAAGATCGGCCATGTCCACCCCGAGGACGTCTCCTATAAAATTGGCAACGGATTTGGCGGCCGACAGGAAGGCATTCCACAATGCCATGCCAACTTCTTTTAGATTTTGCCAGATGTAACCAAGCTTCTTCGATATGTTGGCAACGGTTTTCTGGACTTTCTCCATACTCCATATTTTTCGAACGAGCAATACTATGCCGGCAACAACGGCAGCAATGAGGAAGAAGGGAGCAAACGCTATGGCATTGACAACGGCCAATTTTATCATGCCACTACGTAAGAATTTGACCGCCGCTCCAAGAGCATAGATGCCCAGTGTTACGCTCGCCAACAAAGTAATCGAACCATCTGTTCTCTCATTAAATTCCATGACTGCTGTAATAACAGGAGCAATTACAGAATAGATAGTGTTCATTGATTTCTGGGCGGCAATCTTTAATTGAGTGAATCCCGTTGCTAGAGGAATGAGTAATTTGCCAGCTTCCTCTTTTATATCACCGAGTGTGTTTTGAGCTTGCTGCAATCGACCGACAGGAGTGTCCGCCATGGCTTCCGCGACACCCTTCATTTTAGCTTCCGCTTGGGCTAGAATCATGTCTTGGGCTTGTCCCAATTGATTGGATTCAACTAATTGCCGGATTCTCTTTTTCTCTGTATCGTTGAAAACGACACCAGCTTTATTCAAGGCAGTCATGCCGACAATCGGGTCTTCGAGAGATTTCGCCAATAGAAGAGACATGTTTTTAAGTGGACCGAAGCCGCCAGCAGATAAATCCATGGCAGCCTTCATGGTTCGCTTGAGTGTGTCTCCTGTCTGTGATTGGAATGCCATTAGTCTTGAAGCGGCGGCTATTGTTTCTTCATCACCGAAGGTCGTTACTGATTGAAGCTGACTTGCCCATGCAATCATCTCCTTCGCTGTCACACCAGCTGCGGCGCCGCGGGCTTTGATGGCACTCGTGAGACGCTGCTCAGCATTTATCTGAATCTCAGCTAGGCCGATAGATTCTTTCATGTTGCCGAGCATGGCACCAATACTGAATGCGGCACCGACACCGGCAAGAATGCCTTTCAGACTAGAAGCTAAATCGCCAATAGATTTTTGAACAGCGGGCTTCTGCTTATCCACGCTCTTCTTAAATCCACTGGCGTCGCCTTTGATAGATACGTATGCTTGAGCAAGTTCAATTCCCACGACGGCGTCTCCTTCTGCCTGATTTATTCGGAGCCTTTTTCGCCTCTTCGGCGGCCATCTTTTCTCTCAACTCCTGAACAACACTCTTGCCCCGAATACGTCCTCGAATGGGTGTACCATCGGCAGCACGGCCTTTAATGGTCCCGTCAGCGTCTGGTATTAATTGGGATGCCTCTAAAGCAGAGACTTTCTTCTTCCTATTTTGTAGGATTTCCTTCTCGCATAACAGCATGAGGATCTGGTCGATCGTCATATCCCCGACTTGCTTAGGCGTATAGCCCTTGCCCCCTTCGAATGGATTTTCGCAAAGGACTCGGACATGCCATGTTGTAATGCCACACAATAAGCCGGCAATCGGCTGCGTCTCATTATCGTCTTTTGAACCGCTGACCCGACGCTTTGAAGCAGCGGTTCCTATCCATTTTTTGTTTGTGGCGCCGACAGTCTTTCGATCTCCCGAGCTAATTCAGAAAGCAGCATAGGGTTGCTTCCCAATTCCCCTGCCACTTCTTCTCGGGTGACTCCATTGTGCTTGAAAGCCGTCCAGACGAAAACGATCATACCCTCGAACGCCCCAGTGATCCACCAATTAACGTATGGCACTTTCTGCTTCACAGGGGAAAATCCAGTGACGTCTTTATAAACGTCGTCGGATAATACACCTTGATCCAACATAGTAGCAACCAACCGCTGCATTTTTTCTTCGTCGTTCTTATCTTGTTCGCCGAAGAACCCCTCAACCAAAGAAAGAAGGTCTGACCCGATCAAAATTCTGCTTGGATCATAAGCAAATTTCGAAGGGAGATCGTCAATATCCCATTGAGCGCACTGTTCCAGCTTCTTTTCGATGATGGCTTGGGCTTGATCCGGAGGAAGAAAGTCCATGTTCTCCGAATGGGCCTCCATAAAACTTCGGCGATATTGACGGAGGCAGATTCGTTCCACCTCTGCCAGTTCTCGAATCCCAAGCGCCCGCACGGTGCATACCTTGCCGGCGATTGTGGTTTGAATATCCCCTTCTGCTCCAACTGCTCTTGCTACTGACTCTGACATTGTGCCACCTCGTTACAATAAAGAATATGCCCGCCCAGGAAATTGCAAATCCATAGGGGCGGGCTTCAAAATTAAACCCCTGGTCTCGTATACACGCCATCCGCTCCCCAGCTTGACGTCCAACCAACCACTTCTTCCGTGTCGACGTTGATATTCAGATTGAAATCCATGCAAAGAGCACGAGGAAAATCCCAATATAGAGACGTCTCGTCAATATAAAGACGGACCGCGGCAGTGTCCCCAGGGACAAAGAGGTCAAAGACCTCATTCGTGGAATCATACTTTCCCTCGCAGTCGAAAGTGCAATCCCTACGGCCGGCCGAACGATTCGTGTAACCAGCGGAATCCGAATCACCCCATTCATTCGTCGATGAGAGTGTCGGATTTACGCTCCAAATAGTGATTCGGGCGACCTCAGTGCCGCCTACTGTCACATGGCCATTTCGGCCCGTCAATGTGTTTTCAGATGTCATTTTCAATCATCTCCTTATGTTGAGGAAGAGCTACTCGATTGAGAACTGGAAGAACTATTAGAACTGGATGAACTGGATGAACTGGAATCATCGTCATCGTTACGGGCGAAGATGAATATACTGTAAGTGATATCCCCACCGTTCGCCGTTATCTTGATTCGATGGCTAACGGCATCTTCTACATCAAATGCGGCTTCGGCCGGTTGGGCTTTTGCCAAGCAGCCTTGGCCACGTAAGGCGCCGCCCGTAGCGGCTGTGTGAATTCCAATGGGTGTCCAACCCGCCGTAGCGTCCGGTTCAATTTCCAGTTGACCATCGGCAGCAATCCCATTATCATTCGTGATTAAGATGGCCACGATTTCTTCAAAATCAACGGGTTGCCCGAGGGCGTCCGCTCCAGCACCACCACCAATATCTATCGAGCCCATATCGTAGAGGTCGAGCACCTCATTGGCTCCGCTGGATAATTCTCGGCTCTTGCTCTGCCAAACTCGATTGGCTTGGCTGGCTTGCACACCATCAGTCAGACTGATATTATAAGCGGCATCTGGTTGGGACACCTGCGGGATCGTGGTATCCGTCAATGTATTACGGAAGACCCCGGATAATTTCCAATTGATCCTTGCTCCCGACGTGCTGCGATCACTCATCGATAACCTCCTTTATGCTACGGGAACGTCTGTGACGAAATTATAAAGGACATACCATTCATAAACTCCATCGTCCATAGTACGCATTCCGTAATCATTCTGGTATTGAGTAATTAGGTGATTTCCATGACTCAGTGTGATCGTTGCAGATGGCGGCACCTCGGGATGTCCACCGAACACTTTCATGACTTCTTCCGCTAATGTTGCGGCTAATTCTTTACCCGTTCTTGAATCGTTCTCCAATTCTTTGGCCACGACGACAAACGTCAGCGGCGTTCCTCTTGTCTCGCGGCGCCCGGACATGCGTGTTGTCACCACTGGGGCGGTCCCCAGTGGCTCCATCACACAATAAGGATATGATTGCCCCGGTTCGGCCTCGGCGTCATATAACACCACCTCCGCTCCACCAAATACATGGAATTCGTCATTGAGTCCGCTGGCATTCCAAGCTGCCACGATAGCGGTTATCAAATCAGCTGTTCCAATCATTTCTTCACCGGCTTCGTTAGGATGGCTCGAACCTCGGATGCTTTCTCTGCTAACGTGGAAGCCAGCATCAAGCGTCCCATACGTGTTTCAAGGATTAATCCATAGTGAACGGTCGTTCCTACGAATCCCACGACTTCTCCACGTTCATTCTTATCCACGCCATGAATAATCTGTTTCATCAAATTTGTCGTGTCCGCCTTTGGATATTCCCCTTCGACCGAACGATTCATAATAACTTGACCGCCTCTTGGTCCTGTCCCCTTCGTGACGGGATCAGAGATATTTTTCACCACTGCGGACTGAACAAGAGCGGCGGCAACCAATAACCGCCGCTGCATGTCCTGTCCCAATGAGTCTTGGACTTGCGCCGTTTGCCATTGGATTTCAATAACGGCGTCATTAGTTTCCCGCCGTTCTCTAGCTGATTGAACTCCAGAGGAGGCAGGGGGCACAATTGCGGGCATCGCTAGCCTCCTGTCCGAGACAGATTGTTGATGTAATCGGGCAAATCTTCTTCGAATTGCGGTTGATTGTTATGAACTCGGGAACCGGGATTCAACAGAAACTTTCCCGGCAATTCATCAATGCTTTGAATGTCGGGCAAATTGCCCTTAACAACTCGGGCTTCTCCTGTTTTCACGATGTGGAAAAGCTCACGAATCAAAGTCTTCATTCTGTGTTCGTCCAATGTTCCTTCCATTGGAGGAACACCTCGAACACTGCTCATCCGAACAGGGCGATCGTCCGACTCCAAAGCTCGTTCAATTTGCTTGCACAGTTTTTCATCTTCGTGCAGAGGGTCGGAGATTGTGTACGTTTTTTTCTTGGGGTTTACAGACAAACGCATCCCGGGAATTAACGGCAAGCTGCCGAGGTGCCGGGATTGGTCTTTTGGGATAACCGGAATATTGTCCGGATCTTGCATGTTGACGATGGTTCCCTTCGCCGAGGCGATGGCCGAACGGAGCCGGCAATTGGGAATGCTTTGAATCAACAAATCCGAATTTCGTGGATGATCCGCTTCGATTGTAAATGGCAAAGACATGTTTCTTTCCTCATTGCGTTGCTGGCAGTTCTTCTATATTAAAAAATAAACACCTCGCCGCCGACGAAGAACAAAAATCGACGACGAGGCGCTGCAACGAGGTTTCCCGTTCTTGTTGGTTAGCTAGGCGCCGAAGTCGTAACCGCGGCACACGCTCCACGCTCAAGCTGGCCACCGTAGCGAGCCATGGCGACAATCATCATCTCGTTCCGTCGCACGAGGGTGTCGCCCTCGGTCGTGGTTCGGATGTCGATGCCCTTGCGGCGATACATTCGGTATCGGGCAAGAATGGCATACATGATCTGCGTATTCGCAAGCGTCTCATTGATTTTGTACGGCCGTTCCATGATGGAGTATCCATCATAATCCATGCCGAACAGTCGCCGAGCATCCGAGGAGCCAACGGGTAACGCACGCGCCCGTTGATACGAGGTTTCATTCCCGATGAAGACCGCAGTCTTGGCAACGTCGGGTCGATGCTCCGCTTTGGCAACGCCGAACCGCAAGGATTCATAATTGCCGATGCTGGTTGTCGAACCAAAGTTGACCGAGGTCGTCCCGGACTTGTTGATGATACCCTCGGGCTGCGTCGTGCCGTTGCCGGCCGCAATGACGTCGTCCAAATCTTCGAGCATCCGCTCACCGTATTGAGCAGTGATGTGGGCACCGAAATCAATCGGCGAATCATCGAGGAAGTCCAAGCCGATGCGGATGGCGCCTTCCCAGCGGAAGACCGTCGTATCAAACGCCGAGACATAACTCGCCGTATTGAACAGATCAATCGCCGTGTCGTCCACACCACCCCACGAGGCCGTGACTGTGCCTGTGGAAACACCTTCGACCCGTCGACCACGTTCCAGCGGAACCACGTTCACCAGCGGATAAAGCTCACCGTGTAGGAGTGGAGTTTGGATGACCATGTCGTCGAACACGATGGGAGCGGCTTCAATACCACCCGAGGTCGAGTCGTCGATCAGGGCTTTCATACCGCCAGCGTAGCCCTTGCGGGTTCGGGACTTGCCGTTCATACTGGCATCGAAATCGCTGTTGTCCGCCATATAGAACAGGAGCGACTTTTCGTGATCCGTCAGCATAGCGAAACCACGCTCGGCAATTCCACCTTGCTGGGCCGTGCGAATCTGGAACTTCGCCCAAGCACCAGCAAGCGCCTTGTCCTGCTCACTGGGAGCATCGATCGTTCGGCCGGCGTCTTTCACGCGTTGGCCGGCGAGCGGGTGAGGTGCTCCGTTCTTGGTCGTTTCCGGATACGACAGAGACTTGCGAGTCGTGTCGTATTGCTCGGCCGCTTCCTTGACACGGATGTCGACGGACTTGCCATCGATTTCCACCGGAGTTCCACCCATAGAGGACACCATTTTCGAGAACCGACGAGAACCGACTTGTTTCGTGTCCGGTTCGGCCGACTTCTCTAGTTCGCCATCTTCCATCTGGGAAGTCAGCGAATCGATCGATTTGGCAAGATGGCCGAGCGTTTCGACGGCCTTCTCGTCACCCTCTTCGATGGTGAGCTTTTCCATTTTGGCCGGCGTCAACGTGCCTTTGACAAGTGCCGCGGCGGCCGCTTTACGAAACTCGTCATCTGTGGCGTCTTTCGCAACACCACAATTCTTGACGAGCCAACTTTTCAACATTTCCGTCAAATTCATCTTGATCTCCAATTTGGTTGACGGTTCAAAAAATAAACTCACCATGACCGCCATGGCACAGTTTGATTCGAAACTTATTCGAGGATTCCAACCAACCGGCGAACAGCATCCGCCGCCTTGCTAGTATCATCGATTTTTAACAGAGCTAGGAGAATACTCGAAGCCTTCTGTTGCTGATTCTTATCGGCGTTGGCAAGGAAAAATTCCAAACACTTGTCGGCGGTTAATTCAACGGCCTTGCCTTCTTCTTCGCCACCCTCGGCCGGAGCCGGAGGAGTTGTGGATTCCATGACCTCCGTTAATTGACGGATAGCACTCTTGATCAAGCTACGAGCACCTCGGGAAACCTCTTCCATTTCGGCGGCTTCTTGAAGATCCTCAATGGCTTCCTTGATCTTGCCCTCACTGCTCTTGGATAGCGCTCGGCCAGCCTTTGCAGATTTGGGCTCTTCCGGAGTAGGCGTTTCTGGTGTTGGTGCCGGAGGGGTCGGATCTTCCGTCTCCTCTTCTTCCTGCTTTTCAGCTTCTTCGATTTGCTCGGCCACTTCCTTGAGTGCCCGGATGGCACTTTTCACAAGACTGTGGATAGCACGAGGCATCTCTTCGGTTTCCGTAGCGAGTTCCAAGTCCTCAACCACTTCTTCCAATTTGGATTTCGTGCCCTTCGGCAACAGAGTAACCGGACGATCTGTCGTCGGTTCGGCCTCCTCCTGTTTGCCTTCTTCCGGAACTTCTTCGCCCTCAGCCGGCGCTGGGAGGGCTTCAACGATTTCCTGGAGATTTTCCATGGCATTCGTTAGAAGGCTGCGAGTCCCACGAGAAAGCTCCTCCGTGACAATGGCTTCTTTGAGGTCTTCAGCGGCCTCTTTCAGCTTCATTGCCCCGTCGTTTGGCATTTCTTCGTATTCAGCTGCCTCTTCTTCTTGCCCTTGCTGTTCCCCTTGCTCGGGATTCGGCTGGGCTTCTTTTGATGTGCGGGCGCTCTTGCCGGCACTTCGCTTTCCTTTTTTCGATTTGGCTGCCACATCAATATCCTCCGTACTAGATTGCGCTAAGAGGCCAGCTTCAGCAACGGCCTTCAAATCTGCAACTGAACCACATGTAATCTCTGATTCATTACCGTTTGTTCTGTAATGAATCCCACCCGACACGATAGAGGGCATGCCACGACGTATCGAGCGCCCCATTTCCTTCATCAATGGACTTGTCAGTTTATCTCCCTCCACCAGCGACACCAGAATCTCTTGAGTTGTGGCATCGACATTGGAAGGAACTGAGACAAGCGACTCCTCCATGACTTCATATTTGAGAACGTGAAAGCCGGGGAATTCCTCGTCATTCAATTCCTCAAATTCCAGGGCACGGAATCCATGGGAAAATCTCCCCATTCCGTTATCCACCATGACCGCCGCGTCGTGACTCAAATCGTTCATGTCCACAATGGCGGAGATCAGTTGAATTGTCTGGTCGTCCCGACCTGTGACCGCTAGCATCTTGCCGATAGGAAGGGTTGGGACATGCTGCCACAGGAGCAACATCCTTGGATCAATAACAGCGCCGGCCGCTTCTAGAACATCATTATCCCGATCCTTGCGAGTCGAAGTTAGCGTATGGGCAAATGCCATTAGCATGTTCTTAGGAAGAACCACGTCTTCACCGACACGAGCACGCAAGTCATCTAATCCCGTTTCTTTGACTTCCATGTCGGGATTCGAATAAACAAGGGTCTGACTCGCCTTCTGGACGATGTCATTGTAGCTACTGCTTCTGGTGGAAGCATATTGGTAGCAACTATCCAGTCCAATAACATTCTCCAGATTTCGAACATGGCGATCAGCGGTTAGAATACCGTAACCGAATTCCGTTTGCTTGTGTTGTCTCTGTTGAATGGAAGACAGAAGTTGCTCATTCTTTACGGCCATTAAATATCCCTCCCACCGACGTAATGGATATTGAGACGACCATCCGAAGCCGCTCCCCTCTTGAATTTAATCCGTCTCAAATCTTCGATCAGGAATAATTCAGGAGGGGAAGTTGTCAGCAATACCATGCCGGTCGTCTGATAAGGCTCCGTCAAACCGTCCATCGTGTATCGAACGGGTTGAGTGTCTGCTTGCAGCATCGCATGCGTTGCCTTGGCAGGGACATTCAAATCGTCAACATCAAGAACAGTGTTGGAGACTTGGATTTGTTCATAAGACAGAAACATGAATGAACTCCCGATTAGGTGGAGGAGCTACTGCTGGACGACTCGGACGAGCTGGATGACGAATTCAAGCTGCTACTTGAACTCGAGCTAGACGACTGAGACGACGCAGAAGATGAAGAACTGGACGACGAACTGGACGACGACGATTGGGACGACGAACTAGACGACGAACTGAGGTCTTCCATCGAAAGCACACTCAATCGTCCGCCAAGATTCTTAGGGCCTGGGAACTGAAGTGATCCTGTGTTGAAATTAAGGATGTCCGGTTCCGAAATTTCGCCGGTCGTCTTTGTGTCCGTCAGCACAGCTTGATAAATGTAATTATCATTAAGCGCTTGTGTAGTTGACGTGGCGGCACCATCCAGTGTGGCATTCACACTCGGCGTGATGGCATCGTCATCACCGGCACCGGGCATTCGAGTAATCACCAGAGCACGAGAAGTCAATCCCACCGCTGGGCCGAGATAAAACGTAACATTTTTCATTTCAATTTCTCCTGATTTTGTAGAAGGTGACTTCTCTAAAGCCTCCGTCATTCATTTGAATTATAAGATGGACTCCCCGTTTCCCAAATAGAAGTCTGAGCTTAAAATTCAAATTTCCCCGACTTGAACGGTGACTTCGACCGGTCGAGGTGCCTTTTTTTGAATCACTCGAACAATTGCTGCCTCCTGTTCCGGAGACAATTCTCGTTCCACAATTGCTATGAGATGGTCCGGTTCCTCACTGGGAACTAATTTTACATCCACGTTCGAATTTAATTGTTCTTCTTTCAATTTGGATTCATCCTTTCAAAATATTCAGGGATATTTGGATGGTCCGTCTTAGGACCATTTACTTCATATATCACGATCGTGTCGGCCCTCTGTGCTAGTTGCAGGGCTTCCTTCATCTGAGTTCGGAGCAGACTAGCCCCAAAGATAGAACCTAACAAGAAGCCAAATAAAAACATCCAACACATCATATGCCTCGCCATTCGATTTTTTTATTGGGCTGCCCCCTCATCTCACAATTCTTATCCAGGGACCACTGAGCCAAGCTTTTCAACGATTCCAATTCGGAGTGGGAATGCCGCAAGTCTCCAGATTGGTGGCGATTGCGCATCACTCGCCACCGGACGACATCCCGTTCCAACATTGCCGGCACTTTCAACATAGTGCCACGGACACGCAACCACGTTCGAAACAAATCTTCCAGGCGTTGTTCGACGGCTTCTGCCAATGCCACAATGTCCATGGAACTATTAAATAATTTTGAATCCTCGACCATTTTGTTCTCCTTAATCTTCTTCTATTCGCTCAACAGCAATTGCATCAACCCGTCGCATTTCTGCCAATTGAATATGGCCGGCTTCGGCCATCCTCATTGCCAAAACCGGAAGACTCCGGTCTACCATTTTGTTCGTCCACACGTCTTCATCAAAAGCCAAATCAACTAGAGCTTCCATATTGTCATCCCGGACTTCTTTTTTCGATTTGATTGGCTCCGTCATTTCCATCAAATTTTGACTCAGATCTCGAATTGAATCCCGGATGACCGGAGCCACCGCTCGTGCAAGGTCTACTTCAGTCAAGCGGATATGGCGAGCAAATACACGGCGGGAAATACTTCGCTTGATATACAAGGAAGCTTCCCCGACAACATGCACAGCTTCTTCCAACAGACTTTGTAATTCATTCCCAGGACTTTTCGATTTCCGTTCCCCAAATTCCATAATAATGGAGCATTGGCAGTTTACCCTCTCCTCTGGGGGCAGTGAGTAATGCCCTGGCCAAGGAACATCCGTGCCAGCGAGATTCCACATCCCATTACTGTCGGCCGGCACACCATCCAAGGCAGCATGGGTGTCTCGCGTCGTATTGCCTAACACAGAGAGCCACACAGGAACCATTGGAATATCGCTAGCTGCCTCCGCCATCAACTTATCCATGCCGGCCTTACGAGCACCATTCAAGGCATTAGCAGATTCCGTCCGAGCAATTGCTTTGGATCGCTGTGAGGCATAACGGGCAGTGTGGCCTGCAAATGACCCTCTCATGCGCCGTGCCATTTCATGGACTCCAAGTCCACTTTGGATTCCCTGTCGCAACACAGCCGCAGCCCGGCCGGCCGTAGCTCGTTGTATGCCAGCCCAGTAAGGTTGCTGGAAAGAAGTCGACAATTGACTGGCAATATCCCTCTGCATCCAAGGTGGTAATTCTGTAAATACAGAAGCTTTGAATCCGGCATCGTGCAGAACCTCCGCTAATTCCTCTACATCTCCTGAATTATCAGCGACCCATTGTGATGCAGTAGATGGCATACTTTACCCCAGATCTTCCAACAAGATAGGATCACCTGACCCGTCTTTGAATTGTGCCAAAGCTTGTTTGAAATCGGCTGTGGCAGCTGCCAATTCTTCGGCGGGCTGACCCATAGGAGTCGTCGCCAACACACCATTCCCAGCGATCTCGGCGGCGACATCGGCCGGCAAGCCCATATTTGTCAATAAAGCCGTTGCTTGTTCTGGCATGATTGAACCAAATCCAACCTGACCCAAGACGGCAACGATATTAGGGACCATCTCCATCGAAACAAGAGGCTCCACTTCATCCAATGGCGGTAGATTCATCATGGCACGGACTTCGGAACGTGTGATGTCCTTATTCGTTCGAGCGGACCATACATTCCGCCACTTCAAATCGTCGTCTTCTGCTACTCCCGGTTCCCACCACACACAGAGATTCGGATCTTGTGTAGTTGTGCCTACGAAATTTGTAACACAATTTGATAGCATGTCCAAATAAACATTGTATCGCTTAACAAACCGTCGTTCGATGCTTGCGACTTGGGCATATCCACCAACACCGACAACTTCGCCGAGGATGTAGGGGTGAACACAGAAGGCCGACAAGATGGCATTCTTGGTAGAGACTTCAGATTTCTCCCAGCCCATTTCATTCGTCGTAGCAGATAGCCGTTCAATCTTTTCGATCAATCCATCCACAATTGCCGGATTGCCGTAATTGGCGACACCGGACATGACCTTCTTGACCGCCGCATATACTTGCCGGCGCTGTGGAGCATTCAAACGAGGTCGGACACCCGATGGGACATCCGGATGCGGATCTTTGCCAATGGTTACAATGGCACCGGGGAAGATGCCATTGTGGAAAAATTGTTCCCGACTTGCCCAGATTTGATCGTCCGCTCGAATAGCCATCATTTGACTACTTGCTGGCGCTGTGGCGGCCAGAGGATCAGACGGGTTCGGTAAATAAGCAAACGCCACCTGATGTCGTTCCAGCACCACACCATCAGCACAATGCGTTGGATTATTCGGATTGCGTATTCGGAAAGAAGAGAAAGGGCCGTTGTCATGTATGGGATGTACCCAAGTCGTCGGCAATGAATACAATTCCAGACGACCCGTAGCTGATTCACCGGCGATGATGTAAGACCAACCAGTTAGACACAGATTGGCGATGAAGGAATAAACGAACTGCCACCGGGCTTGCATGGGATTCGGATTTTCCAATAGGTCTAGAATTGGATGGCTCTCAACCACTTCAATGTTGCCATGCTCCACACTCTTGGACATGGTGATAGGGCGGCGAACGTCTTCAACGTCTTTAACCTTACGCCCCATGCGCACAGGCTGTGAGGAGGCTTCGGTTGCCAACGCATTAACCGCGGAATAAAGAACCCCACGGAAAAGGCTGTAACGCTCTTTATAAGCAGCATCGTTTCTATGTTGTCCCAGCATGCCTAAGGCATCCCCGGTCGTTAGAGCATCCGCGGTTAGAGTTGGATTCCGAATCGTGGCATCTTCAACAGAAGCTACCATCATTCTTGTCCGATCCATGGCTTTCGACATAGGGCTTATCATATTTATTCCTCTGCGTTCGATCTATTCGACAACACGCGTCGACGAACGTGAACAGCGGTTTCAGCATCCCACCGTTCTAGCAATAGCTGATGGGCTGCAATTAACTGTGGAATTGTAACGTCTCTCATCACTTTATTTTCCTCTTGCAGCGCCTCCAATGTATGCTCATGTTCCCGTTGGAGAAATTCAGTCGTTTCAATATCTTCCATAATGGATTGTGAAATCAAATCGAATTGGGTTTTCAAGCCCAGCAATTTCTTCCGCTGTCGTTCCAAACGACTCCCAACTTCATGACTTCGATCTACCCATTTAATCACCTGTCGCATGGCGGCGGAATGGCGACGTAATAGCCACCAACTTCGCAGCCTTTTAAAGAACTGTCTCATCGCTATTCCTCGTTTTGCTCTTCTTGTGAAACGATGTTTCCATCATCATCGAACGTAACCGCCGGCAATGGGGCCGGCTTTGCTTTGCTTTCCCTAATGTTCTTGATTCGTTCTTCCTCTTTTTGGAGGTAATCAACCAGATCAACCCCAAAAGGTTGGAGATCATCAATAGGGAAATTGCAAGACGTATAATGCGTCTCCCTTGCACCCTCCGACGTGACATAGCAAACAGCCACAAGCCATCGGCCGGCCGCATCTGCTTCTTGTAAACGCCGGACAACCTTTTCCTGCGCCCGTTCTTTGCTGATATTATGTTCCATTGTTCTCCTCGTTACTCTTTTCGGCGTTTCACCATAATTTTCCAAACCACCCCGAGACCGGCACTAGAATCCGGCTCCGGAGTGGAACGAACCTCCATGCGATCCCCATTCATGAATACAATATCTTGTTCATCCAATCCCGGATCACTCGTAAAGTAGATCTTATAATCTACGTCAATGTCTCGTTTCTTCATCTTCAGAATTTCGGCGTCTGTGGCTGGTTGTCGCCAACACGACCTATCTGCGAATATGGTTGTGAGTGTGTCCTTGCCACCACCCATCGAACCTTGTGACCGTGTCCGTCGTTTCGCTGTGCAAGTGTGTGGCATGTTATCAAGGATTCCCATTCTACCCTCCCAACTGATATCCGAAATTTACAAAGTCTTGGAGACGTTCTTTGCTCTCACTTAATAGATCCCATTGCCCCCCGACAATTCGTGTCATCACAGTTGAATCTATTGTGTAATTG